AAATAAGATTATAGTAGCAGATGGTGCAAATGCAGCTATGTCATATGATGGGTCTACTGCTACAGCTATTACAGCAACAGGAGCACCTTCTGATCCAGAGAGTGTAGAAGTATTTAGAAACCATATTTTCTTTGCAGGTATGGGAAGTAATAAACAGGAAGTTGTATTTGCTGCACCTTTTGCTGAGAATGATTTTACTGCTGCAAATGGAGCAGGGTCTATCAAGGTAGATAGTCCAGTAATAGGAATGAAAACCTTTCGTGATAGATTAATTGTTTTTTCTAAAGATGAAATTTATCAGATTACAGGAACAAGCATAGCTGATTTTTCAATGAAGCCTATTACGAGAAAGCTAGGTTGTCTTGATAGAAATACAATACAAGAAATAGGTGGTGATATTATTTTTCTGGCACCTGATGGTCTGAGAACAGTTGCTGGTACGGAAAGAATTGACGATATAGAATTAGGTACAGTATCTAAACCTATTCAAAAAAGAATTAATGATATTGGATTTGATAATATTACTTCATTAGTTATAAGAGAAAAAAGTCAATATCGTTTATTTTATCCTACTACTGGTGGTGTTGAGTCTAGGTCTTTTGGAATTATAGGTACTTTGAAAAGAAATCTAGAAGGTAATATAGGCTTTCAATGGGCAGATATTAAAGGAATTAAACCAGCTTGCACAGATTCAATGTACTTTGGAACTACTGAGTATATTGTTCATGGTGATTATGATGGATATGTTTATAGACAAGAACAATCAAATAGATTTGATGGAAGCACTTCAGATAGTACTTCAGGAGATGCAATAGAAGCAAACTTTAAAAGTCCAGATATCTCTATTGGAGATACAGGTATAAGAAAAAGTATGCAAAGAATACTTCTTAATATAGAACCAGAGGGTGAATTAGAATTTGACTTGTATATGAAATACAATTATAATAATTCTGATACTCCTCAACCTACAGCTATAAGTATAACAGAAACAACTGGTATTGCTGCTTTTGGTAATTCATTATCAACTTTTGGAACAGCCGTATTTGGATCAACTGGTTCTCCTATTATAAGAAAGTCAATAGAAGGATCAGGCTTTGCAGCAGCAGTACATATTATTGATTCAGCAAGTAAGAAACCCTATTCAATTAGAGGCTTTCAATTAGAATACACCCCCGGAGGTAGATATTAATGGCTATTCAAGGTTACGATAAGACTTCAACATATAGTAGTTTAGCTACTGGTAATGTTATTGAAGCATCCTATTTTACGAATGAGTTTGCAGAACTCTTTAATTCTTTTGCTAAAACAAGTAGCACAACCTCTAGTGGACACAGGCATGATGGTGGTGATGCTATGGGTGGCTATCTGGCTCTTTTATCAGATAGTGATAATGATACTAAAATCTCTATGGAAACTATTAGTATATCTAGTGGATCACCTAGTTATACCGATAGCGATACGATTACAATTATAGCAGGGGGTGCTACGATTGCAACCATTGATTCTGGAGATATTAATGTAGCAGCAAATAAAGGAATAACCTTTGGTGATGATGGAGAGAAGATCGAAGGAGACGGTACTGATCTTACTATCACAGGCAATAATATCAATCTTACTGCCACCGCTGATGTTAATATTCCTAGTGGGGTGGGTATTACGTTTGCGACAGCAGAGAAAATTGAATCAGACGGCACAGACCTTACGATTACAGTTGGGAGTGGAGGAGATATCAACATCCCAGCAGATATCGGTGTCACTTTCGGAAATGACGGAGAAAAGATTGAAGGTGATGGTACTGATCTTACTATCTCTGGTAATAATATTAATCTCACTGCCACTGCTGATATTATTGTTCCTGCCGATGTAGGTATTACATTTGGTACAGGAGAGAAGATTGAAGGTAATAGTACAGACCTGACAGTTACTTCTGGAGCAGATATTAATCTTACTGCTACTGCTGACGTTAATATTCCTAGTGGTGTAGGTATTACGTTTGGTGATGATGGTGAAAAGATTGAGGGTGACGGCACTGATCTTACTATCTCTGGTAATAACATTAACCTTACTGCTACTGCTGATGTAAATATTCCAAGTGGTGTAGGACTTACATTTGCTACTGCTGAAAAGATTGAATCTGATGGTACAGATTTAAGTATTACTGTTGGCTCTAATGGTGATATCAACATTCCTGCAAACATTGGTCTTACGTTTGGTGATGACGGTGAAAAGATTGAAGGTGATGGTACTGATCTTACTGTCTCTGCTTCTGCCTTATTTAACGTAGATGCCGGTACAGATATTGTTCTGGATGCTGGTGGTGGTGATATCTTCTTTAAAGATGATGGAACTAATTTTGGATCAGCTACTAATACAAGTGGTGATCTTATAATCAAGTCGGGTACAACTACCGCTATGACATTTAGTGGTGCTAATGTAACCTTTGCAGGTACAGTTACTATCGGTAGTGCAGGTATCAGTGAAGCTGAACTAGAGATACTTGATGGTGCTTCTGTAACAACTACAGAGCTTAACATTATAGATGGTGATACTTCTGCTACATCTACTACGGTAGCTGATGCAGATCGTGTAGTAATGAATGACAACGGCACTATGGTACAAGTAGCCGTTACTGATCTTTCTGCATACTTTGATGATGAAATTACAGCAATGCCTAATCTAGTTACTACAGCAGCTACTACGGTTGGTGCTCTAGGTAGTGGCTCTATTGCAAGTGGCTTTGGTAATATTGATAATGGTGCATCTAATATTACATCTGGTGGTCTTGTCAAGCTTGATGTAGATGCAGATGCAGATGATCTTACAGGAGACAGTGCAACTGGTAGGCTAACGATTGGTGCCGGTGAAGACCTTAATCTATATCATGGTGGTACTAATTCTTATATTGTAAATGATACTGGTGATCTTATAATTGATACAGCAGGAGATATTCAATTAGATGCTGCTGGTAATGACTTTAAGTTTCTTGCAGGTGGTACTGAAATTTTAAATATTACTAATTCATCTAGTGATGTAGTTATCAAGCCTATTGTCGATGCAAAAGATATTATCTTTCAACAAAGAGATGGAACTGAAGTAGCAAGAATTGAAGATAATGCAACATTTAATGTTTCATCAGCAGGTAAGTTTGCATATGCTGGTACGGCTGTAACTTCTACTGCTGGAGAACTTAATCTTCTTGATGGTTCTGCAAAATCTACATCTTCAATTACTGTAGCAGATTCGGATGCTATCATTATAATTGATGGAACAACTACAAAGCAAATTCCAGCTTCGGATATTAAAACGTATGCTGGAGGTGTATCAAGTGGTGATGCCACTGCTCTAGCTATTGCTTTAGGGTAATTTAAAAAAGGAAGGATAATATGGCAAATACATTTAAAGTTATAACTAAAGCTGGTGTAACATCAGCAGACGTAATCTATACTGTTGCTGGTAGCACTACTACGGTTATACTGGGGCTTATCTTGGGCAACACAACCAGTAGTTCTATCAACGCTACAGTCACTCTTGGAACAGATACGGCTAACAGGTCAGGAGCTAATAATGAGACCAACCAAGATGTTGAGCTACTCACTACTACGCCTATTCCGGGTAATAGTACACTAGAACTATTGGCAGGTAACAAAGTAGTTATGGAAACTACAGACACTTTATCAGTTACAGGAAGCGGTGCTGTTGACGTAGCTCTGTCCGTTATGGAGATAACATAATGCCATATATAGGAAAGCCACCTCCTATTACAGCAAGTGTACTTGAAGATGCAGATCAAGATACAAAAATTCAAGTAGAAGAAAGTGCTGATGAGGATACTATACGTTTTGATATAGCAGGTGCTGAAGATTTCACTATGACTGCTAATACATTTACTGCTTCTTCTGGCAGTACAATTGCTGCACAAGCATTAACTGCTACTACTATTGGTTCATCAGCAGGTGTTACAATAACTGGTACTACACCTACACTTACTATTGGTGATGCGGGTGCAGAAGACGCAAAGATTGTATTTGATGGTAATGCTCAAGACTTTCATATTGGCTTAGATGATACTGCTGATGATCTTGTTATTGGACTAGGATCAGCATTAGGTACTACAACGCATATGTCATTTGATGAAACAGGGGCTATTCTAAAGCCGTTGCAACCCGCCTTTCACAGTCGCAATACAGCGAAACAAAACAATTTTTCCGGCGATGGTACACAATATACCGTTCCGTTCGCCGGGACAGAGACCTTCGATCAGAATGCCGACTTTGACGGCACGACGTTCACGGCTCCGGTTGCAGGAACATATTTATTTACTTATGCTT